CCTACCATTACCCTGAACTTGATTCGGTCTATAACCTGTCTTCGTTGCCATGCCACTGCCTTCTTTCTGTCCGATTCTTCTTTTCGTGCCAGTTGTTGTTGGTTGGCAATGTGCCCGATCATCTTGTTTACACGACTATACAAATCTTTCATTTCCGCAGGCACGTGGTAAACCATGTATTCCCTCATTTCCTCGTTCAGCTTTTCCATCTGTAAGTCAGCAATTACTAACTTAATTGCAATGTCTTGACCTTCCTCATCGCCTACCTTTGTTGCATTCAACTCTTGTTCCAGCTTGTATGTTTTAAGACTGTTGTAAGCATGGAAAAACTTAGTTAACGCATCAGCAACTTGGGCATAAATTTGGTTCTCGTCAAACTCAGGAGCCTTCTGCTTTACCTTTTTCTTTGGTTGCTCTTGAACTGCCTCAACTCTTTTATTGCTAGAAAAAAGGCCAGTAAAGAAAGCCCAAACTCCTTTAGCATCGTTATGAGCTTGCTTAACATCTTTTACAACACCATCAATCTCTTTTTTTGCATCGACAACGAACTGTCTACCTTCCTTGTACATCTCACATGATTCTTTAACCAGTTTAAATGCTGAAGAAGCAAGTGCAACAAGGGTAAACGGATCAATTTTTTACATCCCAAAGAACTTGTGAAAGAACTGACCTGCCACATTGGGGCCAAGAAGGACGAGAAGCATAACACCGTAGAGCAAATACTCTATCTTAGCCATTCGCTTCTCACCTTCTTTTAAAGAGGCGGCAATCTGTTTGTACCGTTCATCGCAAACAGCTACATGAACAGCTAAATCTTTGTCAATGTCAGACATTTAACACCTCAAGATTCTTGAGGCGCAGTAAACTCACCAGTCTCTGCGTTGTATGACCATCCTGCTTGAACTTCAGCAGGGCATGGAACCATCTTGTCAACTAAGTCAATGTGAAAGCACTGCTCAATTGTGAACCCTGCAATAGGAACACAAATTTCAACAACATGATTTTCATGAATTCTTGCGTACATATTACCACTCCACAATAACTAAACCTTGACCTGCATAAGTACCAGAAGTACCAAAATACCCAGCACCCCCTCCGGGGAAGCCCCCCAGTGAACCTGTGCCACCACCGCCACCATTTACGCCTGCAAAACTAGTATTACCACCTGCTCCTGTACCAATGAAATCAATTGAAAATGGATTTAAGCCAGATTGAGGAGCAATTGTGGTTGAATATCCTGCGAGACCTAAAAATCCTGCATACGCAGTAGTTGAACTAACACTACCTGCACCTGCACCGCCAAGGTTCGGAGTTGATGCGCCGCCTGATGAACCACTACCGCCATTACCAAATACACTTGCCGAACCACCACCGCTACCAGTGGTGGTGGCGCCTTGAAACACCCCAGCGCCGCCGCTCGTATTTATATCACCACCAACACCAGTACCGCCCAATTGACCTTGGGCGAAGCCACTATAAGAACCCCCTGTTGCAGAAACATACGATCCAAAAGATGATGTTCCAGAAGTTAATGCAGTTGAAGTTGTAGCAGTAGCTCCAACAGCCCCAACAGTAATTGCAACGGAAGTAACGCCAGATAAATCGTAAATGGCTTTTAAAGCAAATCCACCACCACCGCCAGTGCCTAAATTGCTTGCTGTAGTGGCATTGTTTCCACCTGCACCCCATAATCGTACACGAACCTTACCAATACCGAGAGGTACAGTCCATGCACCACTAGTAGTGAAAAACTGAACTTGTCCAGTACCAAATACGCCTGTGACTGGGTTTGTCACCTGTGCTTGAATTGGAATTGTCATTATGAATTTCCTTGTAAGTTAACTGTACGACCATTAACAAAACCTTTAACCCCATCAACAGGCAAGCCCGTAAAGTCAAAGTTTTGAATGGCAGATGTTGGATAGCTACTGTTCAGTTGAGCCAAACCATTGATAATTAATTGTCCTGTAGAGCCTGCTGATGCGGTAGTTGCCGCAACACCTGCAAGCAAAGTTCCTGTAATTTGAGTTGTTGAGGTAGCAATATTTGGATTAATTGATACAGACGTTGTTGATGCTTGTGATGTTGTAACCACATAACTTGTCGAAAAAGTAATACTGGTTGTGATTTGTAAAACCAAATTACCAGATGAATTTCTCCAAACCAATGCAACAAAATTACCACCTATACCTGCAACCAATGGCTGTACACCCGGAGCCGTAGTAACATAAGCAGAAGTTACAAGCGTAGAATTTGAAGTAGGAAATGTTTGGAACGAAGTTCCAGTACTAACAAACAATGATGCTTGACCAGTACCAAAAGTTAAATTATTTGCAGTACCGTTTTCATACAAAATTACAGGATTTCCGTTAGCTGTTTGCCCTATAGCTATGGCAGGCGAAGTTGCAGGATTATAAGAAGTAGGAGAACCGCTATACCCTAAACTATTGACTGTATCATTTAAAAGTTGGTACACAAAAGATGTAGTTCCACTAGTTGTGGGTTGTACAACTCCATATAAACCTGAACCAAAATAAGATAAGGCTTGATTACCGTACCAAACTCCATTTGTTGCACTACTTAAACTTGCCCAAGATCCAAAAGCCGTCCAAGCAGTTGCACCAGTTTGCAAAAATGAAGCGTGTACATAATTACTAGTACCAGTTGCTCCCTGACAAACTATTTTAAAACCACCGTAGTCATTCCCACAAATGCTCATGTAACTGCCTACGTTATTTGCGCCATTAATGGATTCGTATGTAGCAAGCAAAGACAGGGTGTTGCTATAAACATAAGCTGACGCAGTATTTGATGAGATACCTCCCGCTAAACCTACCACCAAAAGATCACCTGCTGTACTTGCTACAGTTGCATTAAAGCTTGCGGCAAGTGAAACTGGTGTAATATTTAATGTATTGGTCAACGCAAAAGCAGACGAGTAAACATTTAAAGTTACAACACCAGATGTTGCACTAGGATACAAAAGAGCAAACTTGCCACTTGCCATTGCAACAATTTTAAAACTATTAAAATACAGGGTTGCTGTTGATGATCCTGTTGCAACACTTATAGTTCTTTGTAAAACACCAAGAGTTGAATAGACGTTGATACTAATTGCATAGGTTGAACTTGCATAGGCGACACAAAACTGACCTGTTGTCAGAGTACATATTGAAGAACCCACAACAGCATTAGCAACAATGGTTGTTGGCGAAATGTTTGAAGTTGTAGGGAAAGGTGCGCTAAATGTATCTGTTTCTTGGGTATTTAATGTGTATTTAAATGATGTCAAATTTGAATTTGGAATTGATGCAGTGCTTGCGCTTGACGAAGTTACTGTTCCAAAACTGTTACTTAGTGTTGGTGTAGTCACTTGGTACGTTGACTTATTAACCGACATGGTAAATGTATTATGCTGAACACCACTACGTGGGCTATTTGCCCAATAAAAATTAACCCCCGTTGCAGTTTCTATTAAAGTGGTTCTACCATAAGCAGGAATAAATGTGCTATTAGTGATAATTGGTAACGCACCGCTTGCATTGGTTCCAGATTGGACTACATTTGAAGCGCTGTAAAATATGTATTGAATTGCACCAAAATAATCTGAAAAAGCTAAAACGTAACCCGTTGTTGAAATACCAAATACTGACACAAATGTACCTTGACCTTGCGTATAGTTGGTATTTGCTTGTGGTACAGCAATTTCATTAACTTGTCCATTACCAGAAGGAATTTGAATAGTACAAACAATACCATAAGAGTTACCATCCAAACCAGAATAAGCGGCTACAAAGGTAGTGCCATCTGATAAACAAGTCACATCTACAGCGTAACTAGTAGCGCTTGTAGTATAAGCAGACGTATAAGTTGCGTTGGAAGTAATTAATGTACCAGCAGAATTACTGATTGAAAAACAAAGATTTGGCGAACTTGCATAGTAATCAAACATAATAAAATCACCAGTTGATCTAACTGCTAATCCTAGTGGATTGTTTGTGATTCCAGACATAACTGCCGATGTCCATGCTTTAGTAACAGTGCCATTTGCGGTCACTATCTTATAGTACGGAATAAACGTAGTATTCTTTTGAACCATTACGAAACTTCCGTTTGGAAGCGCCGCAATAGAAGGAATTTGATTTGAACTAGTTGATGGACCATAAGTTGTATCGTTAACAGTTGCTACAACAACCGAGCCTGTGCTTGAAATAATTCCATAACAAGGTTTTGTTGCTGTTCCACCTGAAGTATTGATGTACACATATGCAAAACCACCACCAGTCAATGCACAAACGGCAATTTGTGAATTGGAGTTATTTGTGTATGAACCGTTTATCTGTGTTGGAGCAACAACTTGAGCACCTGATGATGAAATAATTTCATAGTATGCGTAGTTTGTTTGCTGTCCTGATGTAATTGAAACATTGGCAATCCAAGCAATAACATAGTTGCCACTATAAAAAGTGACATTTACAGAAGATAAGTTGGCTGTGTTTGCAACTGAAAGCGTAATTGTTGTTCCAGATACATTGGTTACAGTTGCACCTGCGCCAATACCTGTACCAGTAACAAACTGACCATTGGCAATACCTGTATTACTGCTTACTGTAATTGTAAATTGACCTGACGTTCCTGTAGAAGATTGAAAAGCGGCAATCAAGGGGGCAATATTTTTACCAACAGAACCACCATAATAACCACCACCACTTGATGCAGAATATGAAAAAACAGGAGTGATAGCAGGATTACCACCAAAATAATTTGATGGTGCGGTTAAAGTTGTACTTGCAGTAAAACTTAAAGAGCCTGAAGGATTTGCAAAAGAACTTGGGGTTACAGATGGTGAGACATAATCACCGTTTTTGTAATATACAGCATCTCCAGCATTAAATCCTGTTGCAGTTGCAACTTCAACAACTTGAGTTGAAGAGACGTTATTAGGTAATTGTTGTATCGAGCGTGTCATGTTTTAACCCTCATATCCGTAGACGTTGACGTTGATGCCTGCAAGTGTAGCGTAAGCCACAATCAGTTTTCCAGTTGTACAAACCAGACCACCGCGCTCAAGAACGCTGTTGGGTGGGATGACTGTTTGATATTCAAGATACTCGCCTGCCGCAGGAGTAGCGGCGGCTGAGATGGACAAGTTCACCGCAATAGGGAAACCTGTTGTGTTTGTCATCGAGACGTTAAATGTGGATGGCGTTGCACCTGCCGTGTAGACTGTGGTGTTGGTTGCCGCCGCAAGTGACGCTTGACCTAGTGTTCCTGATGCCATGATAAGTCCTTAAAATTGTCCGTAAAAGTACAGCTTACCGGGTGATGTACCAATCGTTGCTGGGTTTGTCCACGTTGGCGCACTTGTTGTTCCTGCACTTGTTAACANATACCCAGTTGTTCCATAGTTACCATTGAAAGCAACTGCGTTGTTTGAATTGATCGTAATAGAGTCAGCAGAGTTGCTATTCGCAACCAAATGAATCGCATTGGCTCCAATAGTTCCAACAACCAGATCTGTACTTCCAGACAAAAAGTANGCATTNCCCGGAGCATTGATGGCTCCAGATCCAGTGTATCCCGTTGAATTGATACCAAATGCCGCAAAATTCGTTGTAGCTGTTCCTGAGTTGTTGTAAGCAACAAATTCAGCAGAAGCCTGATTCCCACTATTGGTATTTTGTATGACCTTTTGGAAATAACTGTTTACCGATGTCTGGTAAGAAGCAACAATGTTTGTATCAGTAAAGTTCAACGTACCATAGTTGATTGCTCCAACATTAGAAGCCGCTGAAACAGAAGCCGTTGCAGTAATCGTTCCGCCAGAAACCGATGTTCCTGTGATTGAAGTCCCAGTAATATTTGTAGCAGTAAATGTGTTGGTACTTGAGTTAAATGTCAGATTGGAACTGAACGCAGTCGTGCTTACAGCGCTTTGGAAAGGTATTTGATACTGAGCACCACCTGCAATAGATGTCGCTGTGGTAGCCGCAGGCGCCGATACCCAAGCAAACCCACTTCCTGCCCAAGACAAGACCGTCCCTGTTGTGCTTGGTGTAGGTGCTGAGTAAGCAGTATTAAATGTAACCGTTGATGCTGTAGTCGCTGTAGTCGCTGTAGTTGCTACCGCCGCAGTACCTACAGAAAGACTTGATTGACTTACATAAACAGGGCCTGTACCATTTGATGTCAAAACAGTACCAGTGGTACCCGGAGTTAAATATGCCGTTACGCCAGTGGCGCTTTGGTAAACAACTGTACCTGTTGAACCGCCGGGCAAGTTACCAGTAGCAACTGCCGCATTAGCAAGAGTTCCTACTGTACCACCAGCAGTTTTGTAGTAAAGCTTGCCATCAGCGACGTTGATCGCTAATTCACCTTGTGCCAGATTAGCCGCTACAGGCACATTGCCTGAAGTCGCACTTGAGTAAAGTTGTATCGGTGTTCCAACTGAGGGTTGTGCCATGGTCTATGTCCTATTTGTACACATATCCATTATAAGGAATTTGTGAGCCACTGAGGTTATTTAAATCGTCATCAGGACGAGGAAAACGAATGTTAATTCTTTCTGTCTGCCGAGCCGCTAATCTGTATGGATCAATGTCATCAGCACACCCCTCATCACAGACTCGGAGGCCGGGGAAATTGGGATCATTTCTCATAACTGAATGGGCACGTTTCATTTTGCACCTATCGCAAATTGCAATAGATAATGTTGCGTTGCCAAGAGTATCTAAGAAGATTCCCATGCTTACCTCGTATAAACGCTGATGTTAGGGGCAAAGTACTCAGGACTTTTGTCCCTTTCTTCTTGCTCCACATCGTAGAGGAACTTATCAGCCATCTTCTCTAAGTACGCCACCTTATCCATGCCAACTGCAGGCAATTCCATGCTCATCCTGTGAGCTAGCATAAAGATTGTCGCTTCATACCACCTTTGTGGGATAGCCAATTGTCCTGAAAGCGATCCAACGTCTTGAATGTAAGATGAATACCATACAGTCATCTGTACAAATGAGTTAGAAGGAACAGGCCAAAGAGCCAAAGTGGGCTGATTGATCGTTCTTTCAAAGTAAAACTGGAATGGTTGGTTCGCAGTGAAGTTTTTGTTAGGTAAATTGGTGTAATCATCCCTATTTAGCCTAGACATCTGAATTTCACGGCTGTTATTGCCCAAATACCACTCTCTGAGAGCCAAAGTAGTGTTACCAAATGCCTGAATTCTGTAAAACTCTACGTTTTGACCGGGGTCGATGTTCTGCCATATCCACTGACCGTCCTGAACCGTCACCGAAGTAGCCGTATAAAGGGTTGTCCAAGTCGCTCCATCAGAAGAGCTTTGAAAATAGTAGCTCCAAGTGGCACTTCCTCCACCTGAAACGTAAGGCATGATGCCAATTGATCCTATGTATTGAGGATTTGATGACCCATAATCCACTTGGAAATAACCGTTTGCACTGATTTGCTGGGCATAAGTGTTGACATTATTGTCATACAAGTTCGCTACCGCACCACCTGCACTCGTAGAGTAACTACCAACAGGTTGTGCCATCTGACGGTATAGGACGTTCAGAGCATCATTGGCGCTTGCAGGTAGGGTGTACTGGTATTGGTTGGCATTCAGTCCAATGACAATCTGTCCGATGGCAAAGTATTGGATGCCACGGTTCATCATGTGAGACAAAAGGAAGTACAAGTTCTCACGAGCCGCCAATTGTTGCTCAGAACTCAACTCCTCAGCCAACTTGCCACACCGACGCACAGCGTGGTCAATGACCGTCTGAACACTGACAACCGTCTGACTTGTTGTTCCTGAAAATGCCATTGTTTTTCCTTACCAACCGATTACCATGAAGGACAGTTCCAACGCTTCAAGGATGCTTTAGCTCTTGGAGCATCACCTTTGGCGTGTTCTACAACACCTGCCATACGAGAGCAAAACGAATCTTTCCTAGCACCGCCTTGAGGCTGTGGAGCCTTTAAATGGCTTCCAGTCTCTTTATTGTACTTAGCTCTACCCTTGGCAGTCAAACCTGCGCCTTTCTCAACTGAGAGCTTCTCGCCTCGTCCTACAGCTAGAGATGGGCCACCCTTTTTAAAAGGAACCGTACTATTACCTTTACTAGTTCCAACACCAGAACCAGAACTTGGAGCAGAGCTATAGTTACTTTGTCCCATAATTATTCACCAACAAGGGCAGACTTTTCCACCCCCCTTATGTTTTGCAGTCTTAGCAGATTCTTTGAAAGCCTTGGTAGTAGGAGCACCCTTGGAGCCTACCTTACGCATCTTTTCACCAGAGCCTTCAGCAATACGCTCTTTCTTTGCATGGATGTTGGCATAAAGCCCACCTTTGGCAAACTTCTTACCTTCATCGGCTTTGGCAAACTCTTTGCCTACATTTTGGGGCACACCACCAACGCCACCCTTTGTGTGGGCGGCGGCTTCCATGAGTCTGTGTTGAGCAGGTGATTTGCTTGGCATGATTAATCAGGATTTTTGATCAACACAAACTGAATTTCTCCAGTCACATTAACAGCACTAGCTGAAGTTGCCCATGCTCTCAATTCAAAATCACTCTTTTCAGTGATTGGAAATGGATAGTCAAAATGACGATCAAAGTTGCCATCGGCTGTCAAACGAGCAGTAGATTGAATTTCTGGGTAACCGTTGCCATACTCATAAATTACAAACGCCGCAGAAACATTGATGTTTGCTGTGGTTGATTGCGTAGTGATGGTGTAACTTGTTACATATGCCGTATAGCCAGCAGGCACGGTATAACCAGCAAAACCAAAGTTGTTGTATGCAATTTCAGATTGGAAATAGATTGTCGCTGGGACGCCAGCGGTGGCTGAACCAGTACCAATATAAATTGTTCCAACTTGACCTGCATTAGAACCAACAGTCAAAATTTCTGTGTATAAAACACGTAAATAGCTGTTGGTTGTAGTAACTTGGGTTTGTCCATTCAATGTAATTGTTTCACTGATTCGAGCGTAATTAGCATCCAAACCAGAAACTAACATAGTTCTCGCACCAGTACCCGCAGAGGTATCACTGGCAGAACTACTGGAAACTTTCATTACAGTTGCCGATGTGGGATACACATAAGCAGAACCAGCAGAAACTGATGGTGTAATTGTTTGTTGTGTGGTGCCAATACTGTTGGCAAAACCAAATCTAAAATACGGCGTATGACCATCTACTTGATTTCTAGCAACTTGCAAGTCAAATGGTTCATACGCGCCTTGTCGAGTCGCGGAAGAATAAGTTCCCATAATAATCCCTTAAAAAGTAGGGGCCGTAGCCCCCACCTTACTTAACAATGTTTAACGCTACCACCACGTTTTTTCTGTGGTGTTACTGTTACCGATTCTTTACTCTTGGTAACACTGCCAGCAGGCTTGATTTCGCCCATTCCAGTAAGATTTTTAACACCTTGATATATCTTAGAAGGAATATTTCTAATGTATTTAGCCATATCCATATCTTCGTTATATACACCTTGTAGCGTCTTATCATAAGCACCTTTAGATAAGTCTTCAGTAGAAGATCCACCTTCAGCGTGCTTACGAACCTTACCGCCCTTTTTAAAGACTCCAGAAAGCATATTGATCTCTGTAGCCTTAGATGCAGGCTTGTTAGCTTGGGGCATTACCACGGCATGACCAGCGTTATTAACACTGCCCCCCGTGGCGAAGTGCTTTTTTAAGGCACCGCCTTTCTTGTAACCACCAGCGTTGGACTCTTTGACTTCACCAGTTTTTGTGTTGGTTTTGCCTTTTGGAGTTCCTCTGACGTTGCCAATAGCGTACTCCATCTCGTTGCCCTCAATGGCACCACCTGCGGCATATTTGTGATGGGCTTTACCACCATGCTTATAACCACCTGCGTTGTCCATCTTTACGCCACCAGTACCGTGAGAGGTATCACGCTTGGCTTGATGCATCTGTGTGTTTTCATAGTCGTGCTCGTTACCTTCAACGGTACCGTGCATCTTGATGCGACCCTTGTCTTCCTTCTTGTCAGTATCTGAAGGAATTGCACCGCCAGTAGCCTTGTGATGTACCTTGCCACCACGCTTGTAACCGCCTGCATTGCCTTCACGAACTGCACCTGTTCCGTGCTTTCTGTCCTTTTTGGCTTCATGCATTTCGGTCTTAACGTAAGGCTTGGCATCATTCTCAATGGTAGTCTTAGTCTCAAACTTGTCCAAAGCTTCGCCAGTAGCTCCACCTTTAGCCAT